AAAAACCTCCATTCCCGGTTTGCTGGATTCCCCTGTTTTTGAAATCATTATATAAAAAGTTGTGGACAGATGTATGTCTCAGCAAACCATAACAGAGGATTATTTTTCTGGTTCTTCTTGTTCTATAACAGCATCGTCGGGTACAAAATCCATCATATCCCCGGCATTACAATTCATAACCTCGGCAATCTTCAGAAGTGCAGAAAGATTCACCTCCTGATTTCGCCTTAGTTTTGTAAATGTGGCAGAGGATAATCCAGTCCGCTTGCGAAGTTCGGCTTTTCCGATTTCTCGTTCCACACACAAATACCACAGTTTCTTATAGCTAACTTTCAAAATGTGCTCTCCTTTCTCCCTAGTCAATTTTAACCGTGCGGTTTAAGAGTACCACCGTTTCATTGCTTCGCCGTCCCCAATCATGCGTCGCTCAGCTCCTAGTGAGCAGGGTGACGCACTCCACATGGCTCGTCAATAGAACTAGCTTCATCATAGGTATTTTACAGCCATAAGATTTCATTTATATTAGTTGAAAACTGCCTTAAATAAGGGATTGAAGCAACTAAGCTACATCTATTGTAATTAAATCGCTTTAGTGTACATTTTGTCAGCGGACACAAAACGGCCACAATGTACCCATTATTCAAGCTATTTAAGGCGAAGATTATTGCATAAGTTGTTAATAATAAATTCGACGTTCCCTTGCTTTTTCCTGCCACGTCTTTTTTTACAGCTTTTCCTTGACCACAGCAAGCACGATATAGCTACAATACAAGCGCAAAGTCTCTTTGATAGCCACATCTTAGCCCTCCCAAGTAAAGTAACCTGGAACGGAACCACCCTCACGCATATCCACATGCACAAAGCCGTCCTCAACGTATGTACCGACGCCGTCGAAGATTTGCTTGCAAATATTAGCCAGCTCGCGCACGCCCATACCGTCTACGTAAATGTCGGCAGCTGTGCCTTTGACATGCTGGCTGTTCCAGACGCCACCCACAGCACGGTTATGATCCGGACAGCGGTAACCGCTGCTGATGTTAATCGGTCTGCCGATGCGCAGGCGCAGGCGCTCCAGTCCCAACAGCAATGCCATGCTGATACCGGTCGTAGGCAGCATGCCACAGCAACGACATGCAAATTCAGCTTCAGAAAAATGTTCAGTTAACATAGTAATCAGCCCTTTCTTTTTTTGATAATAGCCGCCAGCTCACCGACAGCTTCAATACCTGCGTCCGCGAGGTTCTCGCAGATGCTCAGCAGCTCGGTGATTACAAGATAACCCGCAACCAGCGGAACAGCCCACACAGGCTGATGCAGCGTAATCATGGCCAAGTCCACCAATACTGCGGCAAGCACGCAGAGAATGTACACGATGACCTTGCCAACAAAGCGATGTTTCATCACTTCCGAGGAAATCAGCCCTTCGGCGCGCGCTGCTGTGATGCCGCCTATAATCTGCATCACAGACGGAGTTTGCCCCATGCCCTGCAGGCGCTTGTAGCTCAAAGACATCCAGCGGGTGAAGCAGTCCAAAAATACCAATGCGGTAAAAACCATAAACAATACCGCGTGTTTGTGCAGCAGAACTGCCAGAATTGCCCCAATAACTGACTTATAGGTAAACCCATGAGTTAAAGTGTGCGCCGCGTTATAAACGGCCATACGTAAAGCTAAGAAATCCATCTCTTTACCTCCTATAATTCTAATGTAACAGCATTGACTTCTTCCGCCGTGCCTGCAGCTTCGACCTGTGCCTTAGCAGTTCTGTACGCAGTATGCAGTTTATTACTGCGTGCGGCAACGGAAGCTATAATCATACGCAGGTCCTGAGCCGTAACCACAGCATCCTCATTGTCAGCAGTAGTCCAAGCAATATTCGCGTCCTCACCCTGCACATCTAAAGCAACGATTGCAGCTGCTATGCGTTCACGAGCCTTGCTGTCGTAGTCATAGGCATTCCCATTGTAGGGAATTGGAGCAACTTCAGCATTATCACGTTGACGTTTGAGCATGAGGATTTTGCGTTGCTTAATCGTTTCAATATCAATAGGTTTAAGAGTAATGCTGCCATCCTTCAAGCAAATCTCATTCAAATCGTAATCTATCGCAGATTCAACAGCTACTTCTGTTCTTGTAGCCAAATCAATCAAATCTGGGGCCGCAGTACTGGTACTTACTATTTCACCTTTTTCGTTAAAAATATAATACATCTTTACTCCTTTATTCATATACTATGCATAAATAGTTAACAGTAGGATTATAGCCTGTCACATTTTCTTCAGCATCCTCAATAGTTGCGCGGCAAATTACTCTTCCAGAGGCTTGATTAACCTTACATACAATCCGTGAAACATTCTTTAATTCTTGGTTTAAGTCGGATATCCATACCGCATAATAGCAATTTTCGCGGTCAGCCCCTTGAGGGATAGGAATAACACCACCCTGTACTATCTGCCCCATCATTATATGTGATACTTTATGGGGCTTGTTTATTAAATCATCATAGTTACCGCTAGTCGCTACCTTAGCTAGGGCATTCATTTTAGTAAGTAAAATGTCATTTGTTACATAGTCCGCATCATTTTCCAAATCAGTTAATTTTACGGGTATGCTCTCAGAAATGGATTGGAAGCCATGCGTCATTTTATTCGCCAATCCCGAAAAAGCAGCATTAATGACTTTATTCTGTACTGGATTTTCGCTAGCATCAGACAATTCTGCATCAATAGTAACCATAGGAAGTAACCCAACAACGGGATTTCCGTCAGCACCTGTTGCCTTCACCCCTGCCGCCAAATTGTCGGCAGTGACGGTGTCGCCGGTCAAATCGACCAGCGTTGCACCATCATAGATAACTTTATTCACTGCCATTTTTTATACCTCTTAGCCGATTGTTACGGTCAAGCCGCCCTGCGGGTTCTCACTTTCGGTATAAGGGATAGCCTCAACAACGACTTGAGAGATGTAGTTATATCCTTTGGTGCTGTCCGGCAAGATGGTTTGCTGGGACGTAGACGGAGTCGCTGTTTTGGATTCGGCCTTTGCGCCCTCAGTACCGCTCATTGAGCCGGTAATACCTAAAATGGTAACGCCCTGTCTGATGTTGGTTGCGATTAATTTGGCCTGCTCGGTGGAGCTGATGCTGACCTTGCCGGAGCCGTCATGGTAACCGATGGGGATAGTATAGCTGTCAGCTTTTTTGCTGATGGTGCCGGTAACGGCGCCGTTGTTTTTCATGGTGCCGGTCAGCTTAACGCCATTGACGTATGCGGTTTTTCCGGACAAAATCTCGGCAACGCCTGCGGTCGCATCGCTGGTATCCGCATTGAATGTACATGTACCGGTGATAGTAGCGCCGCTCTTGTCGTGGGCGGTATAATTCTTTAAGACTTTATCTGCAGTAACGGTATCTGCTGTCAAGTCGATAAGGGTTTTACCACCATAAACAACTTTAGAAATATTTTTATTAGCCATTAATTTCAATCTCCTCTCCAATATACACTGTCAGACCATCTGATAAATTGCTGGTCTCATAATAAGGTATCTTTTTTACTGTAATATCCCGCTGCAGATAGCGTTCGGCCGTCGGCAACAGATAATCATCGTTGATTCGGGAGCGAGCAACATAATCACCGGTATACGATGAGCCCCCGAATCCTTCACGCACTGCACTAAGTGTTCCATGCAGAACAGCAGCCTTTGACACAAGTTCCCCCTGCAGCACAGCGGCTTTAGCCAAGGTTAATGTACCGATAAGCTTCATCAGTATGTCACCTCTTCCAAAAGCTGAAATTTATGTGGCGGGATAATCGTATCAACGAAGCCGTTGATACGTTTAAGCTCAACATCATATACATACATGCCAAACTCCATTTTCTCCGTGTCTTCCGGATGAATTGTTAACATGCCGTCCGTAATAGTTTTCTGAAGAACAATAGTCGGACTGTGTGTTGCTCTGCGCAAAGTAAACGTCAATACATCGTTGTCATCCAACGCTACTGCATTGCCCACTATATCAGTGACATCAATTTTAAAAATACCGCTATCACCTCTAATCATGGCAATGTTGTTATCCTGAACCGAAAACATCTATATCACCTCCTCCCAAATTACCCGATAACCATAAACGATGTAGTTATTTCGACCGCCCCGGACATGCCGTACTCGCCTTGATTAAAAAATCCTGTATAGGCATGTACACCTATTTTAATTGACGAACTGCTCAAAAACGTTATGTATAACCTGTAATTTATTGTTACTTGCGGCGTATATCGCCAAAAACTGCAAGCAGAAAACGGGGCAATAAAAACCTGCTCATCAAATTTTAAAACAGTCTTTTTGAAAACCTCTTGTGCGTCATGCAAAATTTCAGTGCATTTAAAATAATAGTGTAGCACACGCAAATACTCTTCTTCCGAGCTAAAGATAGGCTTGCCATCTTTATTGTAAACAATTAAGCCAGCACCATGTTCTGGGACAATCAAGTCGCGATTGTTGTATTTGTGATAGCTTATACGACTCAAATACACCTGTAGGCTTGACTCTGCATCACCATACGTCGCTTCAAACGGGATGATTATATTAATCATGTATCTGTCTTGTATACGCAGCGGGAAGAATTTAACAAGCTCATCTGCGGGCGCGTGAAAAGCCAATATCTCGTTTATGCTCTCGTCTACATCAAACGTAATCATTACGTCCCAAAGGTCTTCAGCTTTCCAATATTGATATATCTCGTTATTTTTAGGGATAAATTCTGTCCTTGAATTATATTTTTTATATTGCTTAATTCTGATGACTTTGCCATCATCCACAAGATTTTGATAATTGTCATCAATCGTAACAATGTTGTCATTATTTTTGACTTCTAAATATTTAGTAGCTGCCATATATCAATCTCATTCCTTTTGCATATGCACTTGTCCCACCGCCGTATATAGCATCTTTCAAATATATCCAGTTAATCTTGTTGCCGTCGATTGTGATTTTGACTGGATATGAGTCGCCGTCAGATATGCGGTAAACGCACGCCCATAGCCTGCTATCTTCACAGACAATAGTCCCTTGAGAGTCGGTCAAATCAACTTTGCCCAACACACGACAAAGCGACGTGGTAACGCTTATCGTCGGACTCCCGCCTTCATCGTATATCTCTAACCCTTGCGCCATATTACCATACCCCCATTCGCACCCTCAACACATTATTGCTGTCATACACCTCAATGAGGTTATCTTTAATTTCCGTACGTGCTCCCTCCGTCGCTGTACGCAGTGTGCCGATAGTCGCGCAGATGGCTGACAGGCTATTAACCATAATCTTATCAGCGGTGATACCACCAGCCAGCATATCATTTGTAATTATGCTGCCATCAACTTTAGTATTACCAGTGATATGAATGTACTTGCCATCAAGCAGTATCGTACCATCAGCAAGATTGATTTTTGTCAGCACAGTGTTCCCGTCAACATCAACATCTTTGACTGCCAGGCTTATGGCATCGTTCATCTGGGTGATTGTAGCATACGATTTTAATTCGCCATTTTTAAAATTAGCCATCGTATTGCTAATCTGATTATCAGTCTCAGTCTTCGTGTAGACGTTGCCGTTAAGTTTTCCTGCTTCTTTGGCATCTTCAAGCGCCTTTTTCGTTGCTGCGTCCAGTTTATCAGTGCTTATTGCCTCTGCATCCAAAAGGCTGTTATCAATAGTAGCTTTCACACTCGACATAATCTGTCCGCTAAATGGTCCATTGCCAAAATAGTCATAATAACAGGCCTTTACATCATACACACCGGCACTCAACGATTTAAACAAGCTAAGATTGCTGGTTTTTTCGTCGTAGGCATATTGCGTTCCTGATATATACCAATGAACACCAATGCAGTTAGCCGGGATACTATTCACACGGCATTCCAGCCCTTGGAATCTCGAATCGACAATTATTTCCGGTGCTTTCGGTGCTTCAAAGCTGTAATCTGCTTTAGCTGGAGCAGAAATCTTGCCATAAGCACTTACAGCAAAAACATACACACTTCCTTTGCGCTCCTGTACAGCGTTAGTTGTGCAGCTGGCATCGCTCACGCGAGCGATAAAGTTACTGTTATCAACGCCAGCTTGATTATCTAACCGGACTTCGTAATACTTGATGTCAGCATTACGCACTTCATCCCATTTAACTGTGAAATAATCGCCTATGGCAATGCTGATGTTTTCCGGAGTATTTGGTATTTCCGTTGAGAGCGCCACCAGAATACTTGTTTTGGCGCCGCTGTCAGGCGTTTCTACATTTCCAAACACATCCTGCGTACATACGGCAATATCGTATGTCACGCCAATGTCAACCTGAGGCAATGTAGCCTTGTTATACCCTTGCCCGCCATATTGCCACTTGCTTTCCGTAGATGCCTTGTACCACACCTGCGCCTGTTGATAGTTTTCCAATCCTGCCGGTGGTTGCCACTCCACAATAATGTCATGGTACACAATAACACCATCAACATCACGATACTTGTTGTAAGCCATAATGTTTGTGCAGTTAGGCAAATCGCCCACCCCAACAACGCACGTATAGCAGTCAACGTCAGCTAAATCCTGCCCGTTTGCCTTGAAGGCGTTAAACGCTGGGAACTTAAAATACAGTGTTTTACCGATATAGGATTTAGGCAAAGACACTGGGTAAATATTGCCGTCAAGTATAGCAACGTCATCATCATAGTGGTGTTCGGCCTGTTTGGTGCCACATTGTGCTCGAACAAGGCCGCTCAGAGTATAAATGTTTGAGCCTTCCAACGTTGCAAGGCTATAGCTCATGCACTCGCCGTTTATCCAAATCAGCGTATTGCCATCTTTAGCATCCTGAGCGCTGCCAGTTAAAAGCTCTACGGCACGAGGATTGTCCAGCTCTATATCAACACTATCTCCGTCATAAGACAAATCAGATACCAGCCAGCCATAAACGCTGCTCACGCCATGCGTGCCGTTGTAGCTGTAATCACCGTCCTTGGTTGATACATAAACGTCGCAGCCGCCCCAGTCTTCGCTGTTGCCATGTAAGGCTATCCACAGCTCACAGCCACTGCTGCTCGCTACCAGGTCAGAAGGCGGGATAATGAAGAGCGGCGTTGCAGTGTCGCCCGGATTCACGTTGAAGTCCTGGTATTGGTATTTATTGTCTACCTTATACTTAGCCTCGCTGTAATCACCAGGAGCACGCTGCAGAGCGGTGACTGTTATCAAGCCGTTGCTTGCCTCTGTAACCTCGCTGACCATTGCAACCTGTCCTTTAATACCAATCGCATCATCTGTGATGCGGATAAGGTCACCGGGCTCAAGGCGACAATACTTCCAAGGTAGCTTCAGCGTATATTGGTTGCATTCCGTCTGCGCAAGGCGCGTTTTCATTTGTGCGTACTTCAGAGCGCGTTCCTTCGTGTGTAGCCATTTCGCATCATAGCTCACGCTCCGCACACCATAAGTTTTGATGCTTGCGATGTCCTGGAAGCTCACGCTCTCCTCTTCATAGTCATTAGCGCGGTTCAGGAAATTAACAGTAACATAGTTGTATATCTCCGTACTGTCCTTACGCTTGAAAACAACAGGGGCACCGCCCTGGCTAATCAGTTCATCAGCATCAATATCATAGATAATCTCTGTATTCGGCTTCCACGTTCCGCGTGGAATATCGTCACGTGGAACAAATTTAAACCTGTCCACGCTCCAGAACATGTAGGTATTCGTCAGCTCCAACAGCTCAGCAATGACTTCCTGCGCTTTTTTCTGATTGGAGAAAGCGTCATTATAAGTGCTGATAAGCAGGTCAGCATTTTTACAATAGCTGGCATAATTTTTTAAGCTCGGGATATCAACATAATTGCCAAGGCCAATGCTTCCTAATATGCTCTTAATAACTCCGGCCGGATTGGCATCAGTCCCGTCATTACTGTCTATAAGCGTTCCCTTGACTTCAAAACTATAGGACAGCATGGAAGCGCTGTCTTCTCCCAAGAAGATTTTTCCATAAAGATAAGCAAGATCAGTATATCCTGTAGCTATCTCAGGATGGTTTGTAGACATATACGTTGTTGGTGCATTATTATCACCGCGATTCAACGATAATCCCGCGCCTTCGTTACGGCCGTTGGCGTTAAGTGCTGCCAAAGAATTATATGCTGTATCGCCTACCCACACCTTGCTTACGTCCTTGATTACACCTTCGCCTAAAGCCAGCTCTGCATAAACATAGTACAAATAGGTGATTGTTGTACTTTTGGACTTGCCGCTTTTCTGCGTAACACGCTTTTCTTTAGTCGTAAAATCCTGGTAACAAATCAGATTAGGCGATACCTTACATGTACCAAAAAGCAGCGGAACCGGAGTTCCGAACTCACAAACAGTACTTTGAAAAGCATCTATTTTATTTGAGCGGCTTGTAAAGCTTGTCTTTTTAAATAATCCCATGTTTAGGCCTCCAAAATCCTGTTATTCTGCTTTTCCCAAGGGCATCAGTAAATTTCGGATCATCAATATTTGTAATGCTCGTACCATCATCAGCGTCGCAGTGCAGCAGCATGCCTTTGCCTAAATAGATGGCAAGATGTGCATATTTACTGTGTCCCCAACGGTAGCTGACCAAATAGCCGGGCATCAAGCATTTAGTGCGCACAAAATGCTTTTCTAAATAAGGCAAGAGCAGTTCCTTACAGTCTTTTTGACAATACCAATCTGCGCTGTACCCAAATTTTACTTTAATTTTTTTGTGACCTAATTCGGCGTAAAAATTGGTTACCAGCGTACAGCAGTCAAGGCCAGCTCCCTTCACATCGCCGCCATTGATATGCGGCGTGCCTACATAGGTTTTTGCTAAATCAAGGAGTTTATTCATATCTTCACCAGCACATTCTTCGATGGTTTGAGTGGAATCATACATGTGTAAGTGTCTTTGCTAGCCGTGCTGACCACCCCGTCCGCCTCCTGATAGACGTTCTGCGGCGCAATTGTACGCAAGGGCACAGACGCATTTAGCCCAACGGTCTCGCTCTTCACGGACAATTTGCAGCTGATACCGCCGCAAGACGATATCTCGCATCTGCCTGTAAAAAGCTCCAGCACGCCCAGAACGGCTCCCGTCTCAGCGTCCAGAAAAGCTCGGCCAAGCGTCAGATATGCATCATCCAGCGTGCCATCATGCACTGCCTGCAGCAGATATTTGCCATCAACCTTATCATCATGCAGGCGGTCAGTGTTCAGCGTCACGCTCAAGGTTTCAACTGAAGGCGCGCCAGAACTTTTCGTCTGCTCGCGTTTCATAATAAAGCGGTCAGCCTTGTATAATTTGCCGTTAAAGCTGATGTCCTTGTCAAATTCGGCAGTACGGTAAATACTGTTGTTCGCCAACTTTAGCGTAAACAAATCGCAGCAGACAAATTCATTATCTGTGTTCAGGTGTTGAGCAAGGTCTAACGTGCAGCTTTTCATATTCATCACCTCACTGTAACCAATTTCAAGTCAACGTTGTTTACATTCGCAAAAGACTGGGTAACAGAAAGCGTATCTGTGAAGCGTACACGCCAATAATAGTCAAAGCTCGCTTTAACAACACTTTTTGCCGTTGCAGCTGGCACTGTCAGTACGTCCCCGTCTAATTTGAAATCTACAGTCTCGTTATCATCAACATAAATCCTTACATTGTCAGCCTTTTCGCAAGGCAATACATAGCCGCCATTTTTAATAAAAAGCTGATATTTACCGCTTTCATCCCTACTAAGCTCCTGCAGCTCGACGCGCGCGCCATAATCCTTGTAAAAGAAGGGTAAAAGAGTACCCTTGCATTTTGCATAAAAGCCAATTAGCAGCGACAGATTCTTATCGTCTAAAGCTGTAAAGCTCACACTAAAAGATAGTTTAGGATACAGCTGGCTACAAATCGCCCTACGCCTGCCGCTGGCGGTTTCTGTCTGTGTGACCTCCCACGCCTGCTGCAGTGTACTGCTCCATGCTGTTTCACCGCTGTCAAGCGGAAATATCCTTTCAGCCATATGCATCCCCCTTAAAAAGTATCAAACGCCGCATTAAAATTGCGGTTATCATCTAATGTCGCCTGCTTTAATACCTGCATGCCTCCACGCGCCAAAAAGTCAGCAAAGCTGGATGCATCCAACGCTGATACGTTAAGAGTGATGCTGTTGCTCGTAGAGCTGCTGGAGGAAGCAACGCTGGCAGGACGATTATAAGCACCACCGGAACCGACAAGCCCGCCGCTGGCAAAGCCTCTCAAACGTCCTGTATTCAGGCCATTAAGGAACGGCACGCCCAAACGGTCTACAGCCTGAGCGTTAAGCACGTACTCGCCATTTGAGAGCATAACAGGGATGCTGTCGCTGGTGCCGGTACCGGGGCCAGCTACCGAACCACCTGTTGCAAAGCCTTTCCCGAAAGCACTGCTCCAACGCGCAGCAAAACCACCACCGCCGCCAGTGCAGGCAGCTACAATGGTTGCGTAAATAGCAGCCTGGATAAGCTGTGCAATAAGCTGTTTCAAGATACTTTTCATAGCATCGCCAAAACTCTGCGCACCGGTAATCCAGTCAGTTATAGCACCGGAAAAATCCTTCGCCAGCTGATTGCTGGTCTGCTGAATCTTGCTGATGGTATTGATTTTCTGCTGTTGCTCATCGTACTTCTGATTGATTGCAGTCAGTGCTTCCAATTTTAGTTTATCGTCTAGCCAAGGACTACTATTCACAGATTCAGTAGCTTCTTCTTTCCACTTATCGTTAGCCATCGTCATCTGTCCAACAGTACCAGAAGTATTATAATCAGCCTGCCAACCGATTTGCTGGTTATTATAACCAGTTTGAGCGGTAGCAGCTTGATTGGCAGCAGTCTGATTGATGTTATCAATCGTATATTGATGAGTCTCCTTGAGTAAAGCCAGCTTCTCCCTGAGCATCTCCAGCTCTTTTTGAGACGCGCCACGTAGCTGCGCTTCCTTAAGTGCATTTTCAGCAGCAAGCATTTGTTCCGTGTAGGCCAGTTCCTCTTCCTGCAGTTCCTGCTTTTTGTTGAACTCAATTTCTTTGAGCTGAATCTTATATTTTTGAGCGTCAGTGCCATACTTTTTTTGCAATAGCATTTTGAGCTTCAAACAAATCTTTTTCCTTTTTTAATTTTAAGCGCACATACTCATTTTCTATTTTGAGCCTTTCTTGCTTAATCTTATTTTCTTCCTGCGCGGCTTTCAGCACAATGTTCTCATTTCGGCCATTGCTACCTGCTCGAGACACATTGGTATCTCTACTCGGAATAATAAGCTCTCTTTTTTTAGGTGTAGGTCTAGGCTGTTTTGCAGGCTTTTCGGAGGCAGAATCATCACCATAGCTGCCACCGGCACCACCATGACCATCATCAGCCGAACTTTCTGTAGCTGTTGCTCTTTGCTTTGCTGCAAAAACCTTATTAAACCATTCTATAGCCTTTCTGGCGAAATCTTCCACAGCATCCATAGCATCGCCAAGCATATCGGCAAAATCGTTAAACCAATTATTATGGTCTCCGGTAATATCTGCCCACATATCACCTATCGTATCAAGAATCCATCGTACAACGCCCAGAATTGCTTCTGTAACAGCAGTACCGATGATAACAACAGTATCAAGTATACCCTGGACAGCTGCCTTTACCGCATTAGCCAAATCATCCCAATAGGTGATTATCAGCGCAATAGCAGCGCCGATTGCAGCACCAGCAGCCACAATACCGGCAGAAAGCCCCAGCACCGCGCCTAACGTTGCCACAGCTGCAACCGATACAACAACAAGCACTGCAGCAAATGCACCTATTGCAGCTATAACAGGAGCAGGCACGCACTCTTTGATAACGTCGCCCATGCTCTTGCCCTGCTCTGTTGCTGTCTGCATCTTCTGCTGAAACTCTCCCAGTCTGTCGGATACATCCTTTAGGATGCCCTTGATGTTAAAGGCTTCCGTCAGATACTTACCTACAGCAGCGGAAGTGTTACCGGCAGTTTCTTCAATGTTTGCCAGAAGACCGGCAACTTCGTCCGAAGTCTTGGCCATCATACCGCCGAACTGATTGTTCATGCCTGCAACAATGGTCTGCACAGCCGCTTTAGAGTCAATAGCGCCTTTAGAGCAAAGGTCCTTCATTTCAGCTACTGTTTTGCCTGCAGCCTGCGCCAGCATATCCCATGCCGATATACCCGCGCTGGTAAGCTGCATCATATCCTGAGCATTGAGCTTACCGCTAGTCTGCATCTGCCCTAATGCGTATGCAAGACGGCTAACGCCTTCCGTTCCTAAGCCTAAACCGCTGGCTGCATCGCCTAAATTCGTAAGCATAGGGATAATCTCTTCAGCTTTAAAGCCGAACGCCATCAGCTGCTGACCTGCGCTTACAACACCGGGGACGTCGAAGGGTGTTTCTGCAGCAAACTGCTGTAAATCTCTCAGCATCTGCGTACCTGCCTCAGCAGATTTCAGCATGGTCTGGAAGGCAATCTCATACTGACGCATCTGTGCTGCAGCCTGTACAAATGCTATGCCCATATTAAGGATACCGCCTGCCATGCCGGTGAAGACGCTGCCTAACTGCACGGCAGCAATAGCGCTAAGTGCCCCGTTCATTTTGTTGCATTTATCAGCAAAGCCCTTTATTCCGCTGGTTGCCTTTTTGGACTGCTTGCTGACAGTTTCCAGATCATCACCTACACGCCGTACATTCTTGCTGTCGATGCTGTCCAGACTCTTGCGCATTGCTTTCACGTCAGAATTCAGCTGCTGAAACATTTTGGCAATATCGGTAAGAATAGCTGTCGATTTGCTCATTTTTGCGGACATTCTGCCGGCAGCTTCACCTGCAGCTTCTACTGCTGCTGCAGTTCTGCTGAAGCCTTGCTCAGCCTGTTTGCTATCCGCTGTAATTTTGACGGATATTTCTTTATTTGCCATTGCCTGCCTCCTTCCTCTGACGCTCAAAATCAGCATAGAAGCGTTCCCGCTCCCTTGCCTGCTCTTCTTTGGTCTTCTGCTTCAGGAATGGCCGCATCAGTGTACCTGCTTTGGCAGGCTTGCGGAGATGCGGGGAAATGATATTAGCTACCCAGTAGGCCGTTTCCCACCGCTTTGCCATTCTTATTTCATTACATGCATCAACCATATCGTTAAACTCAAACACTGAAAGCCTGTCAAACTCCCAAGGTTTAAGCCTTAATTCACCAAAAGCAAGGGTTTTAGCTGCATTGTACCATGTCCGCATAGATACGCAGCCACCACCCTCGCTAATTAGTTTTTTTCGTATTCAATATCAGCCTTCTGCTCATCGGTCAGTTCGTCAGGGAACAGCTGATAATAAGCTCCCACGCCTAAAATACCGCTGGCAGCCACAGCCTTCACTACAGGCAGCTGGATATCGGCAATGCTGTAGCCGTTTTCCATGGCCTCATCAATCTTTTCAGCATAATACTGTTCAGTCTTATTGCCGTTCTGGCTCATGCCTACGCTCAGCAGTACCAGCAGATTCTTCAGGCTCAGCTTGTCAGCGTCCTGCAGCACCTCGCCAATCGGACATTTCAACATGTCCTCTACACGGCGCAGGCGGCCGATATTAAACCAAATCTGCTGACCTTCACCAAAAGCCTTAATGTCAATCTTTTTCATTCGTTATCCTCCATATAAGAAAAAGGCCAGCTTAGTGCCAGCCTTATTATAAGAATCAGCCCTTGCTCTGTTCGCTGAGGGGACCGTCACCGCTGATGGTGCCTTTAAGAGTAGCCACATCATCATGCGGAGTACTCAGAGAGCATTCGGTAATAGAACCCCAACCGGTAACAAAGCTCTTATCCGGATATTCAAATTTAACATGCACCTGCTTACCTGCCAAAAAAGCTGCTTCCAAGAATTTAGCACCGGTATCACCTGCAAGATACACAGTTTCCAAGTCGATGGACCAGCTGCGCAGACCGGGCAGGGTGGATTTCCAACCACCGGAGGTCTTGTGGGAAGCATCAATCTCATCAGCCTCACGGTTTAAATCACCGCTGCGCTGGCCACCCAGCAGAGTCCAGGTGGGCGCTGCTTCGGTAGTGCCGGTATTCAGGTAAATCAAATAATCTTTGCCCGCAGTCGCAGTGCTGGTTGCATCAGTGCGGGTAGGAAAGTTGTATTCACTCATATCTGTTCCTCCTAACAATCAAAATAAACTTCATAGGTAATCAGCGCCATACCTGCATCAGCCTTGCCCTGTGCCACGCCAAAAACGATTTCTTTCACTTGGCTGTCAATACACCAGCCACCTAAATCGTGATAATGCGTCAGCAAAGCATCCAGCTTATCAGCCAAGGCATCGACGCCTTCAATACTTGCCGTATCCAGCAGGTAGATGCTGTATGTCAGTACGCCCTTGCGCCCGTTCTTAGTCATCTCCACATAGGTGATACGGTCACAGCTCACAGTGCCTTCCAGCTTATTGCCACGGCTGGCACCGGTAACAAGGCTGCTCCAATGGACTTCCGGCATCTGGTCCTGTAAAAGTCCCATAATTACATCTGTGATTTCAGTACGCCTGCTCATCCGCGATACAGAGGGATACTAGCTCGCCCCTGCCCTCCGGTGACGCCGAAATCAGCAGCTGTAAGACTTGCCATAAGGCGTTCCATCTCAGCCTTGTACAGCTTCAGCTTCTGTGCGTATATGTCGCTGTTTTCTACACCGCCAGCGCCGTTAAATACAGTCGTAGGGTCTGTGCCGGTCTGCAGCAGGCATCTGTTATAGCAGGCAGCCACAATGCCCAAGCGCTTGACTATGTAAGGTACAGGCTCGGGGATATCGGTTACTTGAAGCCTGCCGGCCAGGCTGTTTATGATTTCATTGCCATAGACAATATCCTCATATTTGCAATCCAGCACCGCGTCCTGTATATCTGAAAAATCAATGTAATCCATTATAAACCTCCCAGCAGACCGTCTAAAGCCTTGGCAAATCTGCTGACAATAACAGGCTGCATAACATCAGCTGCCTTATAAAGAAAAGGGTCCGCCTTTATGCCAGGGTGACGCACACGCTTGCTGAACACAAATTCCTTGTTTACGGCAAAGCGCAGCACCTTTTTACTGCGTGGCACAATCACATACGGCTTAGTACCTTCATGCTGCCATCGCGCTATGTTGTTTGTAAGCATAACTGTACCTTGATTGTCTTTAGCCAGGCTCATAATGCTTTTTTTCAGTCATACCGCTTCTGGTAACGAACCGATGATGATCGCGCGCATATTCCCTGACATCTCTGACGGCCATCTTCACCTGCCTGCGTACCATGTCGCGCGTTTGGACCGGTGCGGCCTCGAAAGCACGCACCAGCTTATCAAATTCGCGCGTAATCCCTACACTTTTCATTATTCAGCAGCGGTCTTATGTACGTAGATAGCACCTTTCTTGTTTTCCAGAACGAATGCATCATAGCGCACACGACCTTCAACTAACCAGCCGTTGATACCAGGCGGGTTGTCATGAATCTTATAATCAGCCAGCTTTACAGGAGCGCAGCAGGCAATGCGGTTGGTGATGATAAACGCGGTTTTCGCCGGCATGTAGGACGCAGGCACCACGATGATGGGAACGCCGTCTACCATGCCGACCTGACCTTTTACCAGCATATCTTGTGCCAGGTCAGAAGCCTTGATGAAGGATTCATCCTGCTTCAGCAGCTTGAAGTAAGACGCAGCCACATAAGCAATACGGTTACCTAAAGGTGCTTTCTCGTCGGTCAGCTTCTCGGTGCCGTCCAGGAAGGCGCTGTAAGCGTTGGCCTTGGTAACTGCACCGGTTGCGCTGTTCTTAGCGCCTGCAGCGATTTGTGCAAGACGATAAATATCCAGCTCCGGAATAATTACCTCATCAATCTGACGCTGTAAGGCTGCACCAGCCTCTTTCAGCATGCCGGTATCCTGATAGTTGCTCTTGTCGATGGTGAAGGTGAAGGAACGGTCCTTAGTCAAGGTCAGCTCCTGTACAGAATCCTCCAGCTCTGCCGGGGTACCATAACGGTTTGCACCGGTAGAAGTGTAGTCATTCATGCCGGCGGTAGGAATAGAATAAACCTTTACAGTCTGCACGCCGGTGAAATCATAATCGTTGTTGATTGCCGGAGCGGTCAGAGCGCCAGTCTTGAAGCGCTCATCAATTTTTGCGCTATATTTGTCTGCATAGTTAATTGCCATAATAAAAATTCCTCTCTTTCGTCATTAAGAATTAAAGCCGCTAAGGAACGGATCATCAGAACCGCCGCCACCGCCATTGCTGCCGCCACCGCCTGCACCATTGGCCTTAACTGCCCAGCTGTTCTCCTTCAGCCAGCCGTTAACGCCATCTTCAAGGCTGATTTCTTTGCCGTCAGTGCCGGTATAAGCAAGACTTTCATCGTCTTTTACAACGATACTCCCTTCCAGCAGCTTAGCCATGTTCTGCGGGCTCGCAGCGTTGCCCTTGGTCAGCAGCTCTACAGCCTTAGCCATCTTCATGCCGTCAAGGCGCTTGGTCTTTTCGGCTTTGGCGGTTTCGGTCATCTCAGCCAGCTGCTTAGTGACCTTGCCAACCTGCGCGGTTAAGTCAGTAATCTGCTTTGCGACCTCATCAGGCTTTTTGCCGCCCTGGGCAAATTGGTCTAATGTAGTCTTAAGTCCCTTGGCTTTGTCTACCACATCGTCGCCATCTGCCAAACCAATAGCCTCCAAGATGCTTTTCAGCTTTGTCGCACTCTGCTCTCCTGCCGTGCGGTGCTTCTTAGCCTCGTTGTTGAGGGTGTTAATTTCGCCCTTGATAGCAGCGATGAGGTCAGCACCGTTCTCAACTTTTTCCAATGCTTCGTAAACCTGTTTCATTTCCATTTCTGATACCTCCATATCATGGGCCTCCGCCCTATATTGCGCCCTCTCCTGGGCAATAAAAAAGCACGCTGTTACACGTGCTTGATTAACGATGTTATTTTAATAATTTACGATATTGCTGCCTATCTGCTAAATAAGCTAATCCTAAAATGGCAGCTACAAGCAATATTACGATATATAACGGGATGAATACCCAAACCCATGGTAAATCCAACGAGCCAAACAGCTTGCCCAGAATTAACCCCGCTTGGACTATACCTAAAGTTGTTTTTAGCATGCTACACCTCCAATAAAAAAGCAGACTCTGAGTTTTTACTCAAAATCTGCTTACTAATCAATAGTTTTTAATCAATTGCATCTTATTAGCCCCACGCAGCACCGCTTTTTTTAGGAAAGGTTCCCTTACGAGCCAGACGCTCTACTTGTGCCCAAGCTTGCCCCTTATATCCACTGGAAACTCCATCAACATCTTTAACTAAAACTCTGCTAAAATCATTTAGATTAACCTGTACAATACCAAATGTATCAGTTATACCCTCAGGATAAAATTTATACTGTACATATTCTTTTGTCAGTTCTAACAGTTCAAGCGTCAACATTTTGCTTACTCCATTCTAATACAGCTTTAGTATAATTATACTTTGTATTAGTCAAATTATGTGCTTTATCATAATTATAACCCATTTTACGCATGATAGCAAATTCTAAATGTTCATGTTTTAGCATTACTATATCATGCTCATGTATATCTTTCCCTTCCAACAGCCTTTGAAAAGACTGTGCCATATCGTAATCAGGATAAAATCTATGATGTCCATCTGCTAAATCATACTCGTTTATGAAAACGTGGTTATAAATGCTTTCCAAACGTTTTTTAGGATAACCTGTATTTTTGTGTATTTTATTAACAAAAGCATTTATGCCATTCTTGCGACGTGCTTCATAATATTTTTCCGCATGCTCATAACGTCTAGTAAAATCCGGATCGTTCTTATCATTCAAAGCACCAGATATAGCACCAGTAGGCAAATCGCTCAGTCTACTTTTCATTTCCCGCAGCCCAGCATAACCACGCATATACTTGCGCCAGTCTTCATCATCTTCCCACGCCTTCAATCCTTTACGCCCCAACACCTGCGCCCTGCGTGATTCCGGCAAGCTATTCAGCCATTTGTCGCCTGCCTCCCGCACCTGGTCGCGCTGCTGCTGCATATCAACTTCACCTTCAATGACTTCCACATACCGGCATAAGCAATGCGGGTGTACCGGCAAAGGCGGCAGCTTATCCTTGGGATATATGCCTGCGCCTAAGCCATACATATCAGCTTTGGCGTACATATCGCAGATGTCAAAAACAGGGTGACGGCTGCTTAATTTGAATTTCACAGCCACAATATCAGCATCTTTTTTCATCTTAGCTACAAAGCCGTCAGCCCATGCCCTCGCCATCTCGGTTCGGGTGATACGTTCGGCAACATAGCGGGATTTTTCGTTGATAGCGACTTCCACGGCCTTTTCAATAGCCTTTTCATTGCCTTTTTGCACTGCTTCCAGTAATTCATTATAGGCTGCCTGCAGCGCCTTGTTGTGAGCGCCATTTCTGGCCAGACGATTGATTTTGTCAATAGCCTGCCTTTGTTCAGCCAATGCCTGCAGGTCGTTACCTGTAGCCTCCCTTACCTTCTGCAGATATTTCGGCAGGTCCTGCCTGCTGATAATATCCTTGCCGCCTTTATATACGTTCTGGCCATCGTCGCCATAACCGTCATACAATGCCCTTGCAGCCTCAGTCCAGGTCTTGTTCCGGCGCATCTGTTCCTGCAGGGTGCTTACAATAGCACCGCGCATCTTCACGCCTACGCCATGCAGTTTTTCAGATAGCGTCATGCCGCTTTCATCCCACTTATCGGCCAGCTCTTCATCCATGCTTTCTACTTGCGCTTTAGTCAGCATAGTCGGAACAATACCATAAGCATAGGCTGCAGCCTCTACAAGTGCAGGCCTCAGTTCCGGTAGTGTAAACAGCTTACCATAGTGGCGCTGCACATTATCCAGTGCCTCTTCAAACTTCATGCCACTAGCAATCAGCCTTTGTAAGTAAGCTACCGCTTTTTTAGCATCCTTACGCCAGCTTTTATTAAGTTTGTTAATCAGCTGCGCCAGTCTGTCCGTTATCGCCATCATCGCCACCGCCATTATCACCAAAAGCATGGCTATAATCCAGCTTTTCCTGCTCCAAGTGCTCTTCGTAGGTCTTCACCAGCGCGTCAAAGTCATCAGCCTTAAGCTCCGGCAGATAGCTGGTAAGAACGCGCTTGAATACTTCCATGTTAAATTCATCGCCAAAATTCAAGCCTTTAGCAATTTCAGCATTAGCAAGCTCCTGCTCAACCTCACTGATTTTGAAGTCATTCGGATAGTTCACACTGTATTCCAGCGGCACACCGGTCCAGATACTGAACAGCCTTGCCAGATTCTCTTCCGCTGCTTCCACGAGGTCTGCAAAATCGGATAAGATCTGATTGGTTGCCTCATAATCCCACGCTTTCGCCTGCCCGCTCTGCTGCTTGCTGGAGCCTGTTACGTTGACCACAACGGCCATGCGGTAAATCTCCTGCTGCAGTGTAGCAATCTGCGCTGCCAGCACCGTTGCAGGACCATCAGGCGGAGCGATGAACGCAGGCGCGTGACTGCTCTCCGGAGGATATCCCAAGGCATTATTTGTGCCGATGTTGATACTGTCCGGGTCACTCGAAGGGTAACACAGAACGCTGAAGGTCTGATTGACTAAGATGTCAGCCAACCAGCTGCACATATTGTAGATAGCAAGATTTGTTTTTGCTATGCTGAGGAATTCACTGGGCGGGAAAGGATTATGACTATTCCTCACTTTGCTAACTAGAGGAACAACCGGTACGCGCCCAAGATTCCAGGTTCCGCTGTGCTTGCCTTTGCTGTCGATAAGCTCCCAGCCTTCTGCCGTCAGCGTGCGTGTTGCCATCGTCTGTTCCTGGTATGCATCAGGCTCTACGAAAACAAACTTTGTGATACGTCCCAGCTTATCCTGACAGATTTCCTTTACAGCATTAAGATTGACCACAAAAGCATAAGGCAGGTTATTGCGGTCCGCTTCCAAGTCTGCCACGCGCATATCCTCAGCATCGCCTTGCGCCTTATCCATAACGATATAAGCGACACCCTGCAGCTTCGCACTGCAGGCAGCCTGCTTCATAAGGTTCTGGATGCTGGTGCCCAAGAAGTCAACATCCTTGCTGAAGGTTTCCCACAGCTCCGAGCCTGCACCGCTCCAGTCACGCACAGCCAATGTTTTGAAGATTGGCGCTACATGAGCATTAACGCAGGGCGCAAGATAGTTAAGGTAGTACGCCAGCTCGCGCCTCATGCCGTACTTTCCTGCATCCTCACGCGGGTGCTGGGTTAAATAGCTGCCGTCAAGGAAACCGCCACAGCCTTCATAGCCATCTTCCAGCATTTTGTATAATCCATGTTTATCATTACGCATTTTTTCACCTCTCTAATAGTTGACGCGCATCGGTTTAGGCCTTGCCACCTCCACGATGTCCTCACATACGCCTGTCAAAGCATCCGGAGCATCATCGTGCGCGTTTTTGCCTTCCTTTTGGTACTTACTCAGCGCTGCATAAAACTCCGGCCAACGGTTCTTCCAATCGCTTGGGAAATAAATATGTTCCATGCACCATGTAGCATTAGACAAGATTCTTGCAGCTTTGTTCTTGTGCTGCGTAAAGGTTTCAATGGTTGTATGGTTGTTATGCAGCAGCCTCTTCACGTTCCTGGCAAATCCTCGGCCGCCGTTGTTGCTTTCAAAGCGTGCTACATTCGTGCCGTTGCGTTCCAACGCCCTCGCCGTTGCCGGTTCAGTATCTTCCATGGGTGCCTTTGTGTATAAAACATCAAGCACATACGCTTCATCCGCGAACGTGCGCCCATAGATAATGCAGCAAAGGTAATCGGCACCGGTATCAGCGGTATCCGTGTAAGCACGAATCTGCTTGAAGGCAGGAAGCGCGCCATCATAGGTCTTGAATTTCGTGTACAGCCTGCCCTTGATGTCTATCGGCTCCTGCTGGTAGTTGGCGCTCCAAATATCAAGCCCCATAAGCTGCTTCTTTTCCATGCAGCTTTCAGCATCCAGCACGCCATCACACAGCATGCTGCCGTCATCCTGCACTGCCTTCATGTTGATATGCACGATTTTATCTTTCGGGTAGTATTCCAGCACCTTGCCTGCTAAATCATCACTAGCCCAGCGCGTCATTATGACGATGATTTTATAATTGCCCTCGCCACGTGACAACATGGTATTGGTGAACCAGTCCCAATGCTTTTCCTTGACATTTTCGTTGTAGGCTTCTTCCGCATTCTTGATTAAATCGTCTATGATCATCAGCCTGCAGCCAAAGCCTGTCGCTGTGCCTGTTGGCGATGTAGCAAGGTAACTTGTCTGCTGTCCTTCAAGGCTCCACAGGTTCATAGCGCCGTCACCACGCTTAATTTTGGTGGCGGGGAATACATCACTATATACCGGCTTATAAACATTCGCCTTGGCCTCACTGATGCTGTCACGCACATTCTTACTGAAGCGCGTCGACAGAGTTTCATTATAAGAACCAATCATAACCTGCAAGGTATTGTCCCTGCCCAATGCCCATTCCACGAAGTTGCTGGCCGTATAGCTCTTGCCATGACGCGGAGGCATGTTCAGTACAAGGATTTTCTTGTCAGAAGTCAGGAACCATTGCAAGGTATCACACAGCTCCTGCAGGTACTTGCGGTCGCTCCGGTAGAAGTCCGGGTTCTTCAGTTGGGCGTAAAAAAAGAACCTGCGTCTTGCAAGTTCTATCTTTGCTCCCAATGTTATCAGCTGCTTATCCATCCATACCAGCCAGCTTTTTCAGTTCTGCATCCGTCAGCCCTGCGAACGGATTGGCAAGTTCACCGGAGATTTCCACATTTTCTTTAGGCTTCAGGCCTACAGTATCGCGATAAATCTCAAACGCCTTGATGTTGCCACGCTTGGCCTTAAGCTTCAGCGCATCCAGCATTTCCTTACGCTCATCGTCAGTTGTAAAGTCAGCATCCAGCTCGCGGAACGACTTCAAGCGGCGGCGTGCTTCAACTGATGCCCGACCGCCTTTTCTGCCTTGTTCTCGGGCTTCACTCGAGCTTAATCGTTTCAAGTTAGCCAGTTGTTTCTTTGTAGGCATCCATCTCACACCACCTTAATCCCACATCATCAATAATATCCCAAAATTCTTCCACATCATGCGGCACAACGTAGAAGCCTGTTTCGTCTTTCTCAAAATCAATACCAACATGATGCAGCTCATGCCTTAATAATGTTTCTAGCTGCTTTTCGCTAAAGCCAACTACATTCGGCTCATAAACCACAATAAAAAAATCATAGGGGCAGCACCAGCTGTAGCGGTCGCTCACTAAGTTGCAGTCCGCAAATATCGTCCGCTTATTGCGCTTCTTCTCTTCCAGGCTGGATAAGTAGGCTATTTTTACTTTAGCAGCCTTTATATCCGCAAACTCCGGCAAAGTACGTATCAGCTTATTAGCCATCAGCCTATACTTTTTACTGTGCTCCATGATATACCTCGAATTCTTCTACCCTTGCCGGACGCGCCGCATTGCAGTGCGGTGTCCTTGCGTCCGGAAAGAAGGTGTTCTATTCCGGCGTGGTAAAAATTTACAAAAAACCACGCCCGGCAAAGGCAGAAAATATTTTGCTGGCTGCGGCGCTTGATTCTGCTTTATCCACCAATTAAGGAGTTTCCCACGATATTACAACAGTGCTAACCTAGTGCCACCTGTGCTTTTACGTGGTCAAGTATCACACCAGCATATATTTTAAACTTAAAAGGCAGTCACCGCAGCTTCTGCCCCTCACTACTTCGCCCGCAGGCTTTTCGTTATTCTTATTGGTGCGTAGGGCTGGAATTGCACCAGCGTTGTATCTTACGTCACGGATTTACAGTCCGCTGCCTTCGCTACTCGGCTCACCTACGCATATAAAAGCAGGGGGTAAAGGGATTCTTGACGCCAGCTGCACAGCTGCGCTACGAATATTTGCAATGTGTCCTATTCGCAACTTGCATCTACTCCCATTCGGGAACCTTGCCCCTGCACCCGGGTATCTTTAAAATCTTACCATAACGCCACCCATGACGTTATCTGCTCTGCCGGCTACCCAACCACCAGCATTGCATTTCAGCGGGAAGTTAATAACGCCTACCGCGCCATCTTTAGAGATGCCAGCACCAATCCCCCAGCGCCGCGTTTTATCAACTACCGGTATCTTTATATTAAGATCCGTGCTGCTGGTTTGCGTCAGCGTCAGTTTATTCTTGTCAAACAGGTACTGTTCATTCTCTGCTTTGGCCACAGTGAAGGCCTTGTCATTCACCTTAACATTCAGCACCGGCTTATTGATCTTCACGTCAATATCCGTTTTTTCCGGTTCGCTTTTAGTGCTGCCATCAGCAGACTTGTAGATAACAGTTTCTTTAGGCACATAAGCGATTTCCGTTTTCACCTTGTCCCGGTATTCAACCTGGGTAACTACTTTTGTGTCAGCCACCGGGCAGGTATGCAGAACACCGCGCAGAACGAAACCACCGGCAAAGGCAAGCACAGCAGCTATTGTTAAAACTATTTCATTTTTCGTTATCACTGTGCCATCTCCCTTACCAAGGCATAGTAAAAGCCCCACCGCCATAACAGCAGCAGGGCTTCACTCCCTTGCGTCTCTTGTTTTCTTCTCCGCTTATTATAATTATATCATCATCGGATACTGTCAAACAATGTCACAACATATATTTTTACGATTTTTTATTCCATCTTTGAACTATTTCAAGGAAAAATTCCCCGTCCCTCGCCAGCTCAAATCTTTTACAGCAGGGGCAGTAAATACCTAAAACACCTTGCTTATTAAATGCACATCTAGGCTGCATTCCACAACAATCATTGATTTTCAGGTTCAGTTTCTTTCTTTTCTTCTTCATCATGCGCCAGCCTTTCCAAGATGGCTGCATGACGGCGGTGCACGCTGCGCCAATTGATTCCCATGCGTACAGCCACTTCTTCCCACGTGTAGTTGCTGAAATAATACATTCTCAGCATCATCTGGTCTTCAGCAGGCAGCGGTTCAATGGCCTTTTCAATATCCATCTGCAAACCTACCAGCGCGCCAAACTTTTCGTAATACAGACTGCGCAGTTTATCAGCCTTGGCAATGGCATTGGTTACATTGTCACGACCGCTATTGCCGCCACCGGGCATCCCTGTTAGCTGTGAAATTCTTGGCGATGTCATCATGCTGACCAGTTCGTTAACTTGGTCCTGTAAATCAATCATCTCTAATTTTAAATACTTACATTTACGCAGATCATATTTTGTTATCAAGTTTTTGCCCCTCCTCAGACTTCTTCGAAAATCATATCCGGATACTTATATAGCAGCATTTTCCGCTTCAGCAAATAGTCCTTTGTTCTAAATCCCTTAGTGTCAACCACTACTGTGCGCCCATCTTTATATTTGACAACAAAATCAGCAATGTACTTTATTGCTCTTTCAGTTTTGCCGGCATGTTTGAATTTAGGCTGCAACTCGAACGTTACCTGACGTTCAAATTCTACAACCTCGCCCGCCATGAGCAACACTTTCAGTTCGCAATAATAATTTTTTTCTTTGATGCTGTCAAAGACAATGCCATCACATTCAACTTTTTTGTTATGGTATTTCATTGCTGCTTGCGCGTCCTTTCCCAATCCGCCAACGCGTCCGGCGTGCCAAATTCTTTTAACAGCTCACGCTGGCATTTTTCACAGTAAACGGGTCGACCGTTGTCGAAAATGCTCGATACAGCCTTTTCTTTATCGCACCACAAGCAACCTTCACCTGCGCTAGTTTCCATGTTGCACACCCCCTAAAACGGAATCTCTTCGTCAAAAGGCACCTGCTGTCCGAAACTTTCCATGCTCTGCGGTGCTGGCTGCTGTGATGTCTGCTCCTTGCGCTCGATGAATTCGGCATGGTTGACGATTACTTCAGTCACCCAGCGCTTGCTTCCGTCTTTGGCATCGTAGCTGCGGATTTGCAGGCGACCTTCTACCAACAGACGTTGTCCCTTATGCACGTAGTTGCCGATTGTTTCTGACGTCTTTCCCCACGTTACGCAAGGGATAAAGTCCGCTTCACGGCTGCCGTCTTTAGTGTAAGGGCGGTCAACAGCCAGCGTAAACTGTGCTACGCAGGCACCGCTTGGGGTATATCTGATTTCGGGATCTTTGGTCAAACGGCCTAACAACATAATTCTATTCATTCTCATTCTCTCCTTTCAGCACCAGCCGCAGCGCCAGTACAATGACCAGCGCCAGGCAGATGGTTCCTGCCGCATTGTAGATTAACTCAGTAAACGGTATATCCATTATTATTTATCCTTTCTTTCATCATCCCGAAGGAGATAGCAACCACAATTGGGGCAAAAAATATAGTATCTTAATGTTGATTCCTTGCAGCAATCGCAATACACTTTGCCATTCTCTTTGTTCCAGACTGCCTTAGCTACTCTAACTCCATTGCCTGGAGTAACCTTGATTCCTACCAAATCCTCAACCTCGTCTTCCTCAATCTTTGAGCGGATTGCAGCGACGGCCTTGTGCAGATAATCAACATCTCCACTATCACACCACATATTCAGATTTAAACGCACTGCTGTAATAAAGGACTGGTTTTCCTCATCTTGGTTTGTATCCTCAACAACTTCATTTTCTTTAACCAGTTTGTCGATATACCAGCGAGCTTTTTTCAGGTCCTCAACACCATTCTTCTGGCCCCAGCGCCACAGATATTTGATGGCATTAGCGGTGCAAACAGCTTCAAGGCCTTTAAGATTAATCGTGGCAGCCGCCAGTGCGTCGATACACTCAACAACGCCTTGGGTGTAGTGCTTGGGATGGTTTACATTGTCAGTCATTATTTATGCCCCCTTATCCATTTCTCATGTCTTGCGGCAGTTCCGGCTGTCGCTAAATTCTTGAAGTTGGCCTGCCGTTTAGCTTCCAGCAATTTGTATTGCTCAGCTTTCCATTCGCTAAATGCATTGCAGATAGCATGGCAGCCTATTCTTCTTACTTCACCTCCTCTGCAGGGTGATTTGCTTACCATTTTTTCTTTTCCCCTTCTTCATTTACAAGCTTGTCGGCTTTATGCGCCCGCCGTGCAATCTTTGCTTTGTCATCGCAGCTGAAGGCAAGGCATGCAGGGCAGATGGTGATAATGTTAGCAGGACTGAAGTAGTAGCGGTTACAGCTGCCGTTCTCCTTCCCGCACACTTGGCATTTACGTTTCATTTGCTCACCTCCTAAAATAAATCCTCTCTCGGCAGCACGAACCAATACTCTCCCAATGGACTAGGTGGGTACCACTCCCATTTATAACCCTGCTCCTTGCAGTACATCACCAAGGCATCAGAATACAGGCACATACGCCCGCTCTTTCTGTACTGCTTTGCTATAGGCTCAAATTTCGCACGCATTTCATCTGCAGTATAGTGTTCAAGAGCACGGCGGCCGTCGAATATAAGACGTGATGCAAGTTTTTCCGCGTGCCAGATTTCGCCACGGCGTTGCAGTTTTTTCTCTAATTCTTCATTCCACTCCATGATATCTACCTCAATCTGCTGTATCCGCATTTCGTCGGCGTGTTCAAGCACCTATCTTCACAAGTTTCACGCTCATAGCAATCTAAACAGCACATCCCATGCCTGCTTTTATAACAACAATTAGCAGGAAAAGGACACTTCAACGCCAGCAGTGCTTTATTTTTTGCTCTAATCGCTTCACCCGCAGCCCTTTTAGCTTCTGCTGCCCTGCGGCGCACCTTCAAAATGCAACCACAACTCTTTTTACCACCACGCAAACTATCACTATAAGCTTCGCAGGTATTACCACAGTCACATTGGCACAGCCATAGTGCTCTTTTCCTTAGTGCTGTCTTGCGGGGCAATTCTTTGATAACTATCAGCCGCCCAAAACGTTGCCCTGTTAAATCTACTTTTGCACTCATTTTTCAGCCTCCCTACAGCCCCAGAAGCTCATTCATGCTTCTGAAATCAGCTGCTACCTTCTGGCGGCGACGGCTCTTGCCGGTTACTTCTACCGGATGGCACATCTCCAACACTCTGTCATAGATACGGCTGTTGCCGATGCTGTCGGGCTTTTTGATTTCGTCGATGCTCAGGTTGGTTGTGATGATCATCGGCAGCTTTGCTCTATACCGCGCATCAATCACGTTAAACACCTGCTCCTGAGCGTATTCGCTCCGGCGTTCGGCTCCCAAATCATCCAGAACCAATAGGTCGAACTGATTGAAGCTGTCAATATAGGCTTGTTTTTCCTCAATGCTCCACAATGTATTGAGCACCCGCGCAAAGTTGGTCATCAGGCAGGTTCTGCCGGAGTCTATCAGGGCATTGGCGATGCAGGCAGCAGCAAAAGTCTTGCCGGTTCCCACACCACCATACAGCAGCAGGCCTTTGCCCTGCTCCCGGAACTGTGCGAAATTGCCAACGTAGTTTTTAGCAGCTCTCATTATGCGCGGGTCCGCACCGTCATCAGCTGCAAAGTTCCAATGCTGCATATCGCTTTCAAGGAAGCTGGCACGGCGATGCTGCCTGATACGCGCCTGCTGCTTTTCAGCTTTGCGCTGCTGTTCTTCTGCCGCCAATTTTTCGGATCTGCACCGGCAGAGGCACGGCACCACCTTGACCATGCCAAGGAAGCTGCCGCGAAACTCTTTCGGCGTATGGCACTTACCGCAGTACAGCAGGCCATTTTTTTCGTAATCGCCCGGCGCTGGTTCTTCTGCTGCAATCATTTTTTCCGCCTTCGCAACAGATTCCATTAAAACCTCCGTTATGTTTTCCATGTACTCACCTTCTTAAAAGTATTTATCCAGATCAGTCATATCTTCACCGCCTGCAGCCTTTGCAGCCGGTTTGTCGCGCCTTGCCCAATTACGGATAGTAGCAAGGTGATTTTTGTAGCTTTTACCACTGGAAGCCATATATTCAGACAAGCGCTGTATACGCTGGTCCCAATCAGCAGGGAACTCAGCCTTCAGCTTCTCCAGGTCATCATCAGACAGCAGCACGTTTTGATATTCGCCGTGTTTATGGCGGGGGGATTTTTTAGATATACTCTTATTCTTATCTTTATCTATATCTTCTTCTAGTGCGTTACCTTGCGTTACTGTAACGTTACATGTAACGTTACTTTCACCGTCAAGCTGTCCCGCTGCAAGCAGCTTTTGCTTTTCCCGGTGCTTCGCAACCCTTGCCCGCGTCTGCTCTCTGATTTCTGTCAGCCTGTCTATGCTCTGGTACTTCTCCCAGCTTGACAGAAAAATCATGTTGTTGATAATCTCTATCATCCCAAACTGTTCAAAGGTCTTCAGCGCAAGCCTTACAGTCGAAATAGGCTTGTTAAACTGCGTGGCCAGCATTTCGTCCGTATATGGTATTTCCTTTGTCAGATAGATAAAGCCGCCATCATTGACATTACCGGCAAGGCAGAGCAGCTGCACCCACATCAGCAGAAGGCTATCGCCCTCCGGCATGCTGCCAATCTGTTTAATCTTGCGGTTGTCGAACATATCAACGGCAATTTTTATCCATTTTACGTCCGCCACTTCATCAGCTCCCTTTCCATGCCGCTTTCAGGCGGTCGAGTTCTAAAGGTGTCATAGTTTCAATGCCCAATGCCTTAGCTTCATCAACAACTGCTTCAACCAGCCTGGTCATTTCGGCAGTATCATACGAACTGCTGCCATAATAGGCAATCACAGTCGTATAACCGCCGCGTTCACTCATAGGTTCCGCCACCCAGCCAAGGCCGTTAGCCTCCCAGCTGCGGATAAACCGCGCCGCACCCGCGCTGATAAGCTCCACTGTTTCAAAGCTGCCTACCTCGCGGATGTTTTTGCGGTATACCGTTTCCTTAGTAGCTCCAACCTTTTCGGCTATCTTCTGGCACAGCTGCCACATGTAGTTATTGGCGTTCAGGCTGCGCTTGCGTTTCAGCCGCTCAATGGTTATCGTATATGCCTTTTTGTCGCTGTACATTGCGTTCAGCACTTCAAAAACGTCTTGCCTATACAAACTATCAAGCACCACCGTAAACTCTACTGTAGCGCCCATACAGGCTACGTCAGCTATATGTTTAATCTGCGCTTTCATCGTCATTTCTCTTTCCGAGCAAAATTCTGCCGCATCCCTTGCAAATTTTTCCCGGCGTGCCGTCGTTGCTGTGCATGCAGTAAGAGCAACGGTAAGCAAAGCTCAAAGCTCCGTGGTAATAGGTTTTGATTTTAGCATAATCTTGACTTTTCAAAGCTTCACCCCCTTACAAATAGTTCTTGCCAACTTCCGCCATCCACAAAGCATAACCGCTTTTGATGCCGTACCGGTCCATGTAGCACGATTGTGCGAACCGCTTGTACCGCAGGTCTACGTCATGGCGCTGGTGGGGGCTGTACGCCCCCCGATGATGCTCAGCGCACAGCCAGATAGTAAGCCCTAAGCGGTCTGCTATCTTCCGCCCCGCCGTACCATGGATTACATGGTGGCGTTCCAGGTTCAACGTAGTACCGCAGCAGAAGCACTCTTTTCTGTCCTGCAGTATGCTCTTTCTCATACATCCGCCCGCTTTCTAAGGCTGTTCATGCTTTGCGCCCATTGTGCTGCAGTGATGTCTTGCAGCTTACTGAGCTTATAGCCTTGCACAATGCTGTCTAAAGCAACGCCTTTTTGTTTTGCCAACGTCTGCAGCTTCCCCAGCTGATAGCTGGTCACTTTTTTATTGCGCTTCACGTCCTTCGGCTGGACGGCTGCCTGTGCCTCGGTTTCGTGGCTTTCTTCATACTTGCTGTCCCAAAAGCCACGATACACATCAGCAGCAACGCCGATGCACTTCATAGCGTTTCCCAGCGCGTCGGTAAGACACATTTTATAGGCTTCGTCATTAGGAACAAGCCCGTTTTTGTTTTTCTCAACGATGAAGTCACCGCCGCAGCCGTAGACCGGTTCGCTCCAGCCCTCTCCATCGTGATACATAAGCGCAACAGTCAGGAACAATAAAATCTGTCCGTCACCGCACTGGAAAGTCTTTTCATCGGCGATGTTAAACTTCCAGCCAATACCGCACGGTCCGAAAACAGAAGTCATAGCTTCTATCTTCCACTGCGGATTAATGTCGCTTTTGCCTTTTAAGTTGCCGCCCTGTATGGGTTTGATGGCTTCGGCAGGCGGTGTAGTAAGCTGATTATAGATTTGCATGTTATCCATGATTGACCGCCTTATTTAATCTGCAGGTTCTGGCGCTGTACCAGTTCGCAGCCCGGTACAGTTTCACCGGCCTTGATAGCCTTTTTCACTGCAATCTTGTCCAGTTCCGGATCTTTGAATTTAAGGAATTCTTCCGGAACATCGCCGATGCACTTTGCATCAAACTCTACCGCTTCGCTTTTACGGAAGCTCATGGCCACTTTCGCAGTCTCAAACTTTTTGCCGTTCAGATAACGGCCCAGAAAACCTCTAAGGCTTTCCGCTTTGGCCTTGGCTGCCTTTTCACGTTCTGCGAAAGCGTTCTTCTGCGCTTTCAACGCTTCTGCGTCCGACAACAGGTTTTTATACCAGCAGCCCAGGTTCTCGATCTTCTTGTCGCGCTCCATTTCCAGAGCTGCGATTGCTTCAAGGTCGATGATTTCGCCGCTTTCGGTATCTACAACACGGCTTTCGTCCAACTTGACGCAGGCCGCCAGCCTTTCGTCTATATCAAACAGTTTCATGCTATGCCTCCTTTAAACTTACGTTGTTCACGATGTTCTGCAGCTCCCGGGTGGTAAGTCCGGCGAACTGGTCCATGTTAAACATTTCTTTGGTGATGCCTTTTGCAAGCAGCTGATTTTGGAAGTAGTCCATTGTCAGGCCGTCATAATCTCTTTCGTTCATCTGCGCACCTCAATGGGAATGAGCACTACATCTCCCACCTGAAGGTCACCCTTCAGGTTGCTGATCTTCTTTGTATAAAAGATGACCTCGCGAATATCTCTGCTGTCGCCCTCGTGCTCCATTACAGAGCCCACCAAATGCCAGAGCGTGTCGCCCTCTCCGGCAACGGTCTTGACAACATAATTATCAACCGGGCGTGTTGCGTCCCATGCAGCCCAAACGCAGCAGGCTGCCAGCAGGACAAATAAAATTTTTTTCATGTCTACAACTCCTTCACGTTAAACGGATCAGTCACATCCTTGCCGTCATATGTGCTGAGGAACTCTTCCAAAGATTCCCGGCGGCATTTAAGGTTGCCAAGCTTCATGAATCTCAGCAGACCGGATTTTTTGAGCTTGTAAACGTAATCAACATTGCATTTCAGAAGCTTGCTTACTTCCGCAACAGTCAAAAGCTCTATACTTGCCATAATCTCACCCTCCCTTCTTTCCTCACTTCTCCGCGTCCATGCTATAATTAAGCTACAGACAGGAGGTGAAATAATGTGAATATACATAATGACGCAATGGATTTATTAAAATACATTTATGATGGCCTTTCAGAAGGATATGATTCCTACAATGTCAGCGAAGATAAGCTGGAAGCTATGAGCCCTAATGACAGAACATCATTTCTTGCTTATGTAAACTATTTGAAACAAGAAAATTTTGTTAAGCCATACGCTGAATATAAAGGCGTTCCTGTTAGTGTTAAAATCACTTCTAAAGGTATAAAGGCTATTGAGAAAATTTCCACTGTGCAGCCGGCCGCAAACATCATTGTCAATAGCAACGTTTCCGGTATCGTTGGTCAGAACATTACAGGAAATACTATCAATCAAGGTTTGTCTATCGCTGATTTTCAAGCTATACTACAAGCCACCATTAGCGACAAGCAAGACCTGCAAAAAATTCAAGAAGAGCTTTCACCTCTTTTTAAGCGGATGGAAATCGGTTCTCCGTTAGAAAAAGGTCTGCTTTCGTCCGCTAAAGAACATCTGGAAAACTATCAAACTATGTACGGTTCACTTTTGCAGGTCATCGGTACCTATCTGCTCACAAAGTAGCGGTAAAATATTTTCATTTAAAAATTTAAATTCTTCGGCCTTGATTGCATCAACAGCAGCCAAGGCTTTTTTATTTCTTCCCGTATTTTCGAACTTTCAATTATGTATAGTGAGTTATCAAGTTTACCTGAAGATGTTTTTCCCCAAAGTTTGTTGATCCTAAATTCGGCTTCTTTAATTGCCTTTAAGCTTCTTTCAATGGTTTGCAAATTTTTCGTAATCTCCATCGCCCCACCTCACCTTCTCTGATTTCTTCAAGCATTACGTTTCAGCAACCAACGAAACCAGAAATAGCTTGCAGAAATCATCATCATATTGGCAGCAGCCACTATGGAAGCTTCTTGTACTCCAATTAAAGCCCAAGAAACCATGACAGCTATAATGCTTAATACATTTATGCTCAGGCAATACACCCAAACCTTTTTAAATGCTTGTTCCAGGTCAATGGGTCCGCTTATCGCCGTGCGTCCGCAAAACGGACACACGGTTATTTTTTTATTATCCATAACTCACCCTCCCTTCCTCAGCTCCTGCACCAGCGCCAGCAGCTCATCCAGATATTCCAGCTTATTCCAGCCTTCAAGTTCGCAGACCATGAGGTCCATGCGGATGTCTGCCCGCAGGCGCGCCTTCATTTTTTCCCGCGACGGACCGTTGAATGCTTGGCGCGTTGCCGGTGTGTCCGGCGTAAACTGTATGCTCATTATTGCCTTCTCACTTCCTCCCACCAGCTAGCGCGCTGAGCCTTTACCGCCTCAAAAGTCTTTCTGTAAAGTTCAGCTCTCTTTTGCCAAAACTCAGCGGCAGAAGCACAGCGCAGCTTTTCGCACCCCAGCGCTTCCTCTTCGGCTTCCTGCGCTTTGGATAACAAAGCCATAGCGCAGGCCGAAACTTCATCAAGGGTAAGCTCTAGTTTCATTTAATTGCCTCCCCTTCACTATCACGCTCCGCAAAACTTGTTGATAAAATACTGCTGGCCTTTGCCGGTAACCTTCGTAGTTTTGCTTACGCTGACGTGGCCGTCACTGTGGGAAATAGCCGTTTCCTTAATTTTGAACAAGCCCATTTCCATGGCTCTCTGTGTAGGGCTGTTGTAATCTGCTCCGGCACGCTTAATCAGGTATCCTTGCTCACGCATCCAGCAGAACAAGCGCTTCTGACCAATCGGATGGCCGTTCTGCTTCAGAATCTTCGCAAGGTCGCCAATCAGAATCGTGCTGTCCGACGCACTCACCGCATCCGCAAACAGCACCTTCGGCTTCGCCGCTGCCACATCGCTTTCCAGCTCCTTAATGCGCTGGTCACGCTGCCGGATAGTGCTTTGCGCTACCAGCACAGCCTTCGCCATAATCTCTGCGTCCGTCATGTTCTCACTGCCTGCGATGTAACCGCCGTGTTTTCTGATTGCCGGAATGACTTCGCTTGTCACCCAGCGCTTGAATTCCTTCGCTTTGGGCATCTTGCTGGAGAGGATGAGAGAGTAAAGACCGCTTTCGTTGATGATGGTCAAACCACGATTACTTTCAAAAGTACCGTTTTGGTAGTTTTGCCTGTCATCTTCATCTACATGGCGGTTGACATCTCGACTACCGTTTTGATAACCGAGAATGTCAGCCACGTCCTTGCCAACGAACCACGGTTCTCCATTCTGTTGAATGGTGCGAATCTGTCCGAAGTCAGGACTGTCGAAAATCTGTAAGTTGTTCATGTTGCACCTCTTTTTTTATTCTACTTTTAGTAGAGTTACTGGGCAAAAAAAATATCATCGTAAGATACGCCAAGAAATTCAGAGATAATTTTAGCTTGCTTAATAGTTACCTCATCAGGATTTTCCTCTAATTTACGATAAGTTTGGACATGAACGCCCAGCTTTTCAGCCATTTCGTCTTGTGTCTTTTCTCTCACAAGGCGTATCTGCTTCAAAGATAAGCCCATTTTGAACACCTCCTCTATTTGGTTTACAAGTCTATTATAATCTACTTTTGGTAGAGTGTCAACCACTTAAAGTAGATTATTTTCGTTTAAATGTTGATTTTTTTCTACTTTTAGTATATGATAGTGATATAAAAATAAGAAGGGAGCAACATCATGGGAATTAGTGAAAATATTAAGTTGTTGCGCGAACAATATGGATTATCGCAAAAAGAATTAGGTCAAATTGCAGGTGTTAGTGATAAAGCTGTATCAACATGGGAGCAAGGCATAAAGGAACCACGCATGGGAGCTATTCAAAAAATAGCTGACCATTTCGGCATACAAAAAAGTAACATTATTGAAGATAATGGTTTGCAGAGCCAATCCGTCACCCTTACCCCACGCGACGAACGCCAAATCGCCGCCGACCTCGAAAAAATGCTTGCCGACCTCGACAGTAAAAACGCAATGGCTGCCATGGGCGGTACCGTTGAAGATGATGAGGACAGAGAACTGTTAAAAGCAAGCCTGCAGGCTACCATGCG